AAAATTCTTCGCATTCAAGATACGAAGTTGGTCAGTAATTATTGCAGCCATTTGTTGCAGGACTTTTTGTTATTTATTATGCTGTATAGTCACGATATTTGAGAGGCTCAAATCTTGAGACCAATCCACCAGTCGTGATTCCGGTGATTCCATTATTACCGTAGAAATCAAATCCCTGAGGAGATGTTCTATCTTCAAATACGATTTTGCCCCATGTGTATTCACCCATAGATGGTACCGCTGAGAAAGCGAAACCACCAGGTTTGTCGATATTAACGGTAATTCTTGAGATTGCCGTAGATCCTACACCAGGTACATTTTGATCTCTTCTTTGAGCGGAGATAACCTGATAAACATTATCAAGGGCCGTGGTTCCAATACCGATGGTTGAACCAGAACTATCTTGTGATGCAAACGTGTTTCCGATAGAAATGTTTGTATCATAAACAGTAAAATAATCACCTACGGCCAGTGTTGAAACTGTCACACCAGTTCCAACATATTGAGCGTCTCTCATGAACGAATCTACAGGAATATACAAGTCAAAATAAAGTTGTTCTTGAGATCCAGTTGATGTGGTTCCAACACCAACGATTCCACCGTAGTCACCACTGTAACCATCGACATTGATTTCTTCTCTTACGATTGTAGGTTCAGAGATATGAACCAAAGGAGGATTGGTATTTGTATAACCAGTTCCAGGATTAGTGATAGTTACACTACTAACACTACCATTTGTAAGAGTAAGTGTTGCCGTGGCTCTTGTACCATCAGATGGATTTGCTACACTCAAAGATGGAGTGACAGTATATCCAATACCAGCGGTATTCAGACTGAATGAAACAGTTCCAAGACCAGATACAACAGCCGTTGCAGAAGCTCCGACTTGTGTATTTTGAGAAATAATCTTGATCTTATTCTGGAAATCTCTATCATTAGATTCAGTCTGTGTGTTAAACAGAGGTCTTACACTATTCACATAAGCCTCGGTCGAACCAAGACCAACAGGTTGAATCAGATACGATGTAGGATAGATTTGTGGTTCATAATCTACTCTATCCTTACCAACTTCTTGACCGTTGATAATCAAGTCAGTTTGTTGTTTACACCAGGTAACAGGTCTTGACAGGGTGGTGTCGTCAGTGATACCAGGACCATTGTATGTATTAGTGGATACAGAGTCAATGGTGTTAATTCCAACAACAACTCTTTCGTCCTCATCAAGTCCGATACCTTGACCAACTTCAGGATTGTTGTTGATATTCAAGGAGTCACCAGTCTTGACAGTTTCAATGACATCAGTAAATACAACATCAACGTCTCCACTACCTTTGTAGAACAATACCTTAGAGGTGTCACCAGGTTGAGGAGCTTCAACAAACTCAACAGTACCACCCCCAGTGAAGTTGTAAGATACTTCTGGTTGTTGGAGAATGTCGTTAATAAAGATGATGAGTGTCTTATCCACTTCAACAGGCGAACCAGGTGCCGATTGAATCGATAGTGGAACATCATTCACGGACAATCTGAATGTTCTCGTTTTACCGTCAAAATCAGAATTGAAGTTATCGAGAACCTGAAGTTGACCAATCGAGAAACCATTGAAATCATCATTATAGATTTCATCAATAGTAACCTGGAACTCACTAAATGTTCCACTGGTAGGAATACCAGTTGCACCACCGACAGGTACAGTCAGAATCTCACCGTTACCATATGCAAAACCTTCCTGTTTGAGTTGATAGTCAATGACTGAACCACCAGCTCCAACTTGAATATCAATAGTAGCCGACTGACCAACACCTTGGGTCGAGGAACTACTGTAGACAAGAGGAATATTTGTGTAAGAATGTGGTTCATCAATCACCAGTTCAGGAAGATTAGTACCTGTAAATCCTGTACCAGCGTTGGTGATAGTCACACCTGTGACATTACCGTTAGCGATGGTAGCCTTACCAATCGTGGTGATGTTAGGAGTTCCAAGACTGGATGTCTGAACACCAACGAAGATTGTTCCAACTCCACTTCTATAACCAGAACCAGAGTTACCAATACTGACAGCCGTGATCGATCCACCTGCCGATACTGTGACTGTACCACCAGCCCCAATCAGAGGTTGATATCCACCACCCTCAGTAGAACCAATTGATACAATGAATCCACCGATAGGAAGATTAGATCTATTTGGATCATAACCAAAGGCTGCTCCTGTCTCATCGAATCTGATAGAAGAGATTCCACCAGACACTTCAGTCAAATCATATGTGCCTTGAGTAGCCTGTGCTCCTTGTGGTTCCTGAAGGATATTATTGATAAGTACGATTGCGTTATCAGTAGAGAAACCAGCGACATTCTGACCACCATCTGTCAATCTGAATTCACTACGAATACCAGTGAATTCATTAGCAACATTGTCAAAAACGTGGTTGGCGTGATACGTCTCTCTCGTACTATTGACGGGAGCCGTTCTCATGAATGTTCTACCCTGGAATGTAGAGTGTGTTGTCAATCCAGTGTAATCTCTTTCAGAAGGTGCAGCGGTGGTTGTGGAAATAGGTACAGCTCCATATGGAGGAGCCACGAAGTTGATCGTACTTCCAACGATATTATAAGAACCACTCATTTTGGTGACAGTAGCTCCACTACTATGTGGTGCAAGAACTGTTCCCATTTGGTTTCTTTGAACAGTCAAACTGTTTTGTCCACCAACACCAACACTGATGACTCTCATGACTTCATCATCAATACGGAGTAGATCAGCTGCGGCGATGGATGTGATTCCTGCCACATCAAATTGCCCTTCAAATACGATGTTTGAGGACAATGTTGTACTTACTCTTGTCTCAGCCAAAGGTGCCTGAATTACATTATCAACGGCGATCAGAGCCTTAGAGTTCTGTTTCTTGGCCGTGATATGATGAGATGTTCCAATACCCACATGAGTGAACTCAAGAACTTCAGGATTGAGTTTGTTTGCCTTCTCTGCAGACTCTGCAAATCTGACACTACCATCACCAACTTTAACAACAAACAAATCTCTAGGAAGTTTGTCAGTGGTACCAATACCAGTGATATTTGTTGTCTTGATTCCGATGGCCTCTTCAGTCAAATCACCACCATAAGAATATGTCACATTCTCACCAGTTACAAAGAAGTGTTCCTTAATGAAGAGAACGTTGTTATCAAAGTCGAATGAAGAGGATTCGGCTCCAGTGAACTGTCTCCTGAAGATGGGAAGACCATCATGTTTGAGATCAAAGGCCGTTCTTAGATCAAGTTTTGTACCTCTATAGAGACCAGTTCCAGACACATACTCGTGGTTGTTCAGTAGCATTTGTGTTGCATCACTACCACCACTAAAGATCTTCTGTTCAATACCAAAGGTTCTGACCTGAACTGCCGCGTTAGGATTGGGTGTATATGTGAGGTTGGTGTAAGTCGTTGTGGACGTAATTCCAATTTGACCAATACTTCCACCAGTGATGATGTTTGCAAACTCTACAAATGCCTCATTTGACTCAGATGTGATGACAGCGACTTCAAACATCTCATACTGGTTGTTTGTTGTATCCTTAACAGAAACAACATAGTAACCACTTGAGTAAGGTTCTTCAAACTGAAGAATAGTTGTAGCCGAAGGTGACCCAGAAGCCGAGATAGACTTGTAGTTGGAGTTCAGTCTAGACTCTTGGAATGTAATCGAAGAAATACCAGTTCCCGTATCAGACAATGCGATGATTGACGTGTTAGTAGAAACTGCAGTTCCGACGTTTGGTGTGAAATCCAGAAGGACATTACCACTAGACAATCTAGCACCGAATGTACCAAATCCTGCTGTGGAAGAATATGCACCAGACTTAGTGGCCATATCAGCGTATTCCAGGATATGAACATCCGAACCATCATGAAGAAGATTAACCTCGGTGGACGCGTATTCACCGTTTTCATCTTCCTGAAGAACAACTGTCTTGATAGCTCTGAACTCAGAAGGAATAGTAGCGATGGTCTCCAAAGTATTATTAGGAGTTGTTTCTCTACTACTATCAAGGAGAGCGACAGTACCGAGAGCGGTACTACCTACACCAGCTACATTGTCCTGAATACTGATGGAAAGGGTTGAGACATCATAGATGTTATCAGAGAACTTAACTGGATGGAACTGGAGATTCCAACCATCAGCCGTTGAGAAGTAATCAAAGTATCCAAGTTCTGGATATGTCTCCATGGTTGCATACTCTTGCATGTAACCAATCTGATCAGTTTGAAGGACAGATACGATGGATGTTTGTCTCTCATCTGTGAAAACTCTATCCTTGACAAAGGTGAAGACTTTGTTGTAGATGTCATTGAAGTTAAACGATTCAATGTCACTGTACTTAGTAGGTCTTTCGTTACTAAAGAAGTCACTACTGAAGTCATCGATATCAAGAACTCTATTACCAACAGACTGGAAGTAGTCAGAAAGGATTCTGTTCTCAAAGAAGATTTCATCCGAAGTAACTTGACCATTAATCAGATTATTGTTTTCAGTGACAAAGTCAAAGTCATAATAACAATAGAGAGCTGCACTTCCTACAATATCAGTTGTAGTTTCAATATCAGAATCAAATGGTTGTGCGATAGCCAGTGGGATATCTTCGATGGATACAACCTGAAGATCAGAGAACTCCTTGTAACCAGAAATATGGTTCAAAGAAGACACGGGATCTTCCCACTCATCAATAGAAACTCCAGATCTAATTGAGTAAGAGAAGCTTTGATAATATTCGTTGTTAGGAATTCTCTGAAGATTTTCATTCAGGAAACCAGTTGCCTTCTGCCAACCATAAGTGATAGTTGTACCAGCACCTGTAGTGATCTCGGCGTCGAAATCGAGTTTGGCACGAATTACAGCCTGTGTATCAGATGTGAGACCTCTGACTGTTTCATTAAGTGCATATTCTTTGGGAGTATCGACTTTAAGAATCTCAGTTACATTATTCCAAGACTCAACTCTTCCTGAATGCTTTCCTTGATACAGGATTGTCTCATTTACAAAAAAGTCATTTTTCTTAAGTTTGGCATCGAAGATTGGGAAATGATCAACTGGGATTACTCTTCCTGCAGAGATTGCCAGATTGACCTGTCCTGGTACATCTGTATCATCAAGATAGTCCTTGAGTGAATAATCAACGTATGAACCAGGTCCACCACCGAGGTTGGAATCAGATGCCGTGACAGTGAAGAACTGATAACTATAGTCCTCAGAGTTGTATCCTCTGGCTGTAGAACCAACACCGACATTCAGATTCTCAACGAAGATCTTAGATCCAACATTGTATGGGAATGCACTTGCGTCACTAAAAGTGGAATCAAGATACAGTCTAACGGTCTTAGTGGAAGCTGTATATGCCAAAGATGCAATACCAACACCATTTGAGTTGTTGACTGGAATAATCTCAGGAGTTACATTGTACATACCAGTGGTGTTCTGGTTGATGGTAACTGAGGTGTCTCCAAGGTGATAGAAGATATCAATATCCTGTACTCTATTTCTTGTAAATCCATCAAGGACTACAAGATCGGGAGCCAGGAGATAATTTCTACCACCAGAACTAATACCAATAGAATCAAATGAAGTCAGAGACTCAAGTTCAAGAATCTCAGGTGGATTGGCGATTGGTCTTAAAGTCTGATCAGTAGGATAGTCAAATCCGATTCTCTGGGAGTTGAACTTAACTTTCTGAATCTTACCAATGTTCTTACTATTAGCTTTCAGAATCGCTCCACTGCCACTGTCAGTGATGATTGTTGAGATTCCAGGAATGACTTCATAGTTTGCACCTTGGTCAAGAATCGATACACGACTGATTGGGCCAGATGCTGTTGTAGAGGTGGTTTCATATTCAGAAACAGCGTTCTCAATATTGTAGGTTTGAACATCTGGTGTTTCACTGATATTGTAAGAGAATGTCGTATCACCAACACCAGTCAGATTATAAACACCATCATACTTGGTCTTCTCTACATTGATAGAGTTGTTGGAATTTACATCTGTATCGATTACAATCTGTTTCTTGACATCTGTGATAATATCGTTGTTGATGGGAACAAACTTGTACCACAGGTTTGTTGGGACTTCGTCAGAGATGGTCAGAGTGACATTTGCATCTGCGTCGATTCCAGGATTACCCGAACGAGTGACCTCAAATGTAGATCTTGTTTCTGTAGTGTCAAAGATATTTGAATAATCACTATCAGTAAAGAATCTCAGTTCAAAGGCAGAACTACGAACACCACTTACAACAAAGGAAAGTGAAGTATCGGAGAGATCAAATTTGAGTTTTTCATTTCTCTTAGCGTAGAGAGGAGGATTTACTCTTAATAAAGTACCAGTGCCAGTTGATGTGATGTCCTCAATTTGTGGTCTTGACTGAGATAGTTCATACTTATCTCTAATCAGTTGGACAGTATTACTATCATAAGGATAGACGTAGTACAATGTTCCATCAGTAAGACCACCGATAGCTGAACCACCTTCTCTATAAAGAACTCTTTCACCTTCTACAAAGTCATGACCAGTAATTGTGATTGTGTTCTTGATGATATTTGTTGTTGTAATACTCTTAGGATCAAATACAATTCTTCTGGTCTTGTTATCATACTGAACACTAATTGTTCTGGTATTGGTTGGTTTGATTGTCATGTAGACATTATCACCAATTTCCAATCCATGTGTGCTTGATGTAGCAACATTGACTGTGGTAACTGTGACATCACCAGTCAGAACATTGTCCTTGTCAGTCAAGAAACTATGGTAATCATCACTGGGTACCGATGTAAACATCAGAAGACCACTAGTGGTTCCTACACCAACAAACGATCCTTCTGTACCAAGTCCAATCTTATTAGTTGACAGACCGATGAAGTCTCTACTGATAGGACCAACATAGAAGAAGTCATAGTCGTCGAGTGTCTGGAATACAGTGGTTATCCCATTCCATACACCGATTGGTGTTCCACCCTGTTTGTTGTAGTACAGTCTGTCGTTAACATCCAGATTGTGTTGGGGCAGATAGATTTGTTTAGTTGGGATGAACTTCTGTGTAATACCAACACCAGGGTTGGAGAATACACTTGTACTACCAATACCTACTGTTCCTACACCAACAACCTCTTGAGGATAGAAGTAGTATTCTTTGTTGACTTCAAGTGCAACAGAAGTCTTTAGTGTTCCAACATTGATACGGAACTTACGAGGATCTTCAAACAGAACAGTTCTGTTGGTATGAGCCAGTCCACAAGAGATACCATCATATTCTCTTCTAACTCTGATTCTTTTAGCTCTATTATCAATATTCAGAACTTTTACATTTTCTGTTCCAATACCAAGAATATCATTCTCACGAAGTGTGGGATATCCAAGATCACCAGAAACATAAAAGTATGTGGTGAGACCAGTTGCAGCAGTTGTACCAACACCAAGTGTCAGAATGAAGTTATCAGTTCTGATACCAAGTCTTGAATTAATAGTACCAGAGGTGCCATTGAAAGTTGTGGAAAGACCAGAGACTGTGACTAACTCCGAATCACTAAATGGAATTGGTTCAGTGGAGAAACCAATGAATTGATTAACACTCAGAATAGTTCCAAACTCAATATTTTCTACTTTAGTTTGATCATAATTTACATAGTTGACATCTGATCCACCAACTCTTTCAACTCTAGCCTGAGCATCAAAACCACCAGTAGCCTCATTTACAAAGTTGATACGATCATTAACTTTGTAATTGATACCACCAGTCGTGATTCCGATAGACTCAACGTATCCCTTAGATGCACTTACAACATCCAGTGATTGATTTCTTTCCTTATCAGAGTTAAAAACATACTCATAACCACTATCATCATCATTTGTATGATATGCGAGTGTGTTTCTAAACCACTCTCCATTTTCAAAGTTATAATCTACTTGGTTGCTTTCAACCTTGAAGTTGTTAATATTTGGTTTGGAATAGAAACTATCACCAATCAAATATGGATATACGGGTCTCTTGTAATTCTTGAATGGTCCAGTCGAATCCACAGAGAAAGGATTCAATGTAGAGAAGTAACAATATCTACCAGTGGGATAGTCAGGGGTCACACAGAAACGACCATTGTGTTCGTCAAGATCACCTCTGTCAGTGAAGATATAGTCCTCAATGAAGTAACCAAGTGGGAAGAGGGATGTGGGAGGTCTATTAGTAGGATTACTAATCAGTTCGTATCCAGAAACCATCTGAGAGATGTTACCACCCTGAGGGTCAGTAAAACCATAAGGACCATAGATGGGGTTTCCATCATATGCCCAACCAATGATAGGAGAGTGGTAGGAACTAGTCTTCTCAACACCACCAGCCAGTGTTAGGTCGGTAATACCATATTGAGTCTCACCTGATGAAGAGTTAACATATGTGTTGGATCTGAGTGGTCTAGGTGCATAGAGGTGAGAATACTGGAGAGATGTATCATCAATACTTTCATATACAAATCCATCATCAACACCAATATTTTCAAAATCTCTTTCAAAGGTGTTGACATTCCAGTTTCTAATAAGAGCTTCTGCAGATGCTCCCTCACCTGCAGGTTTTACTATAATCTTTGTGGATCCAGAAACATATCCTAGACCACCACTCTGAACGGAAACAGAAACAATAACACCGTTATCGATAACTGGTGTAAGTTGAGCAAATCTACCTTCACCTTCAATTACTAAG